CTTAAATCACGGACAAAACAATCCGATGGTGAAAACATATTGGGTATACCATCACCCTTATCACCACGAATAATCTTTTCTTTTAAATCCATTATTGGATTTTCAGATTTGATAAATTTCTTTTGAGCAGGATTATATTGTTTAACATTATCACCATATTGTTGTAATTGTAAAAAATCACCATCACTTGATAGAATCAAAATCTTTTCCGTTTGAGCATATCGTGGAACTAATGTACCAATAATATCGTCAGCTTCCGCACCTTCAACATCAATCACTTTATATGGAAAGTTTTCACGGAGTTCTAATTTAAATTTGGCAAGCATATCAAAAATTAAATGCCAGTCTAAATCTGATTTTTCTCTTGTTTTCTTACGACCTGCTTTGTAGAAAGGAAAGAATTCTTTTCTCCAATATTTCCTATTATCACAACACAGTATAGCATCACCGTAATCTTTACGGAAATTTTTAATGTGCATACGGAGAATATTAAGAATTAAATGCCTAACCAAACTCTCATCTAGTTTAACATTTTTTTGGTTGGAAATCTGTGCCATTAGGCCAGACAATAATACCTGATTTAAATCAACGAGAATCATAACAAACTTTCAAATAGTTTCAATATAGCTATTTTACATCATTTTCTTGATACTGTCAAGCAGTTTTTTAACTATTTTTGGTGAAGTGGTAGTTTTCTTTGCAACTATACCATAAAAACCAGCTGGTATTAATTCCGAAATGTATTCTAGTGGGTCTATAAGTATTGCTTCAAAATGATCCATACTGTCAGCATCATATTTGGTAGAATCTTCTTTATGGTCACGAAATAAAATAATGTGGTATTTTTTACCTATTGATGATTCTTCAACTGGCTCTCCACGATTTTTATATTCTGTTCCTTGGACTTCAATTGAATTTTTTAAGTCACCTTCTAAAAAAGTCAAAAAGTCATAATCTTGGTTCTTCATTGGATATAGGTAGTCTAACATTCTTTCCTTTAAGGTGTGATTTTCTCACCCTTACCATAATCCAAGTGTTGTAGTATTCATCAGATTCTAAAGCACCACGAATAAACTGTTCTTTAGCTTCCAAATATCCACAATCACCTTTAGAAAGGCAAAGATGCAATATTTCACGATTAAAATTATCGTGTCCTAATTGTAACACATCTTTAGTGAGTTCGGCACTACTTCCGTAGTAAGTTTGCCAATCACTAGAAGCTTTATACTTCTTTTTTTTACCTTTGACTTGTTTGGTTTTGGCAGAATAAAAGAATTTCTTACCTATGTATTTTCTATTATTCGTTTTATTGGTAATGCGGTAAACGAATCCGTAATTATCACCAATCAAGTCTTCCGTAAAATCTTTGCCATCATATTGCCAGTTTAGTCCCATTCCTCATTATCCAATTCATCATCTTCTTCTATATAGTCCTCAGATAATTCTTGGATAACTTCACCACAAAATGGGCAATGTTCTGGTAATTCTTGTGAAACCATTTCTTCCATATATTCAACGCTGTATGTTGATTCGCAATTTGAACAATCTCCTGACATTATTTTCTGTGTCATTATAATTCCTTAATGTGCCCAAACATCACCCCAATCTCCAGATAAAGAACCCTTTGCATAATCAGTTGCTCTATTCTCAAAAAAGTTTGTATGTGTTGGTGCGTTAATCATCTCCTCAACCCATGGCAAAGGATTTCTTTTCACTTTAAAGTGGCCTTTGAGTCCAAGAGAAATCAATCGGCGGTCACAAATATAACGAATATACTTCTTTACATCATCAGCTGTTAAATCTTCCATGGCACCCATTTGAAATGCCAAGTCAATAAACTTATCTTCAAGTTCAACCATTTTTTCAGCTATAGTATATATACTGGACTTTAATTCATCATTCCAAATCTCCCGATTTTCTTCAACATAAGTTCTAAACAATTTAATCATTGATTCACAATGTTGTGTTTCATCAACGATTGACCATGTTACAATTTGACCCATGCCTTTCATTTTACCATGGCGTGGGAAATTTAATAACATAATGAATGAGGAGAATAATTGCATACCTTCAGTAAAGGCAGAGAATACCGCAATATGTGTAGCTGTACTTTCTTTGGTAGAATTTTTACTAGCAACACCTAAAACATAGTCATGCTTCTCAACCATCTCTTTGTATTCCATGAATTCATTGTATGTTGTTTCAGGTAAACCCAATGTTTCAATTAAGTGTGAGTATGCGGCCACATGGAGTGCTTCACGAGCTGCAAAACCCATTAACATCATTCTTACTTCTGGTTGTGGAAAATAAGGAAGATAATTATGAACATATCCACCAGCCACATCAATATCACCTTGTGTAAAGAAACGGAAGATATGCGTCAAGAATTGTTTTTCTTCTTTGGACAGTTTTTTCTTCCAATCTTTTACATCTTCTAACATTGGTACTTCTGTATGTAACCAATGTGACTGTTCATGCTTTAACCAAGCATCATAAGCCCAAGGATAATTGAAAGGCTTAAAGTAAGTTCTTTGGTCTGTTATATCTAATTCTAATTTTTTAATCATGTTTTTTTTCTCTATGCGTTAAATGAGGACCCACAACCACAAGTTGATTTTGCATTTGGATTGATAATAACAAATTGGGAATCGAACTTTTCAGTTTTATAATCTACTTTAGCACCAGTTAAATATTGTGCTGATAACATATCAACAACAAATTTGGCACCATCTTTTTCAATAACAAAATCGTCATCACCTACATCTTCATCCATTGTAAAACCATATTGAAAACCACTACAACCTCCACCCTCAACAAACATTCTTACTGCTAATTTTGGATTTTGTTCATTAGCAAGTAAATCTCTAATCTTTTCTAATGCGTTTTCTGTAACTTCTACCATTTCATCCTTCACATGAACATTTAAGTTCGTAGTCTTTGATTGCTGCTTTGATTGCATCTTCAGCTAAAATAGAGCAATGAATCTTAACTGGTGGTAAAGCTAATTCTTCTGCGATTTTGGAATTTGTAATTGTTCCTGCTTCTGCAATTGTTTTTCCTTTAACCCATTCTGTAACCAACGAGCTTGAAGCAATTGCAGAACCGCATCCGTATGTTTTAAACTTAGCATCTGTGATAACTCCTTCTTCTACTTTAATTTGAAGTCTCATCACATCACCACAAGCAGGAGCACCGACTAAACCTGTGCCAACATTCTGGTCATTCTTATCAAAAGTACCTACATTTCTAGGATTCTCATAATGGTCTAATACTTTATTTGAATATGACATTTATCCCTCACACGCTATGCAATCATTACCTTGAGCAATCTGTGTCATGTCAAGCTCTTTGATAACCTGTCTTTCTATCTTTTTAGAAACCTTATCTGCTTTACCAATCTTTTCAGAACGGCAGTAGTATAATGTTTTAACTCCTTTTTTCCATGCCATGAAATGAATTGCATGAATGTATTTAATGTGTGCATCCGGTCTAAAGAATAGATTTAGTGATTGTGATTGGTCAATATACTCTTGACGGTCTGCAGCCAAATCAATCACCCATCGTTGGTCAATCTCCATTGATGTTTTAAACACATCCTTATCATGCTCTGACATCCATTCCAAATGTTGAACCGAACCATCATTGGCGATAATAGACGACCAAACATCATTATACCAATCTTCTGGTTTTCCATTTGCAATTTGGATTATTAATTCATCCAACCACCGGTTTTTGTTAAGGAATGAGCCTGATAACGTATCTTGCCTATACGCATTAGCACGATAAGGCTCAATACTAGGGCTAGTGTTTCCCATAATGATAGACGAAGAAGCATTTGGAGCAATAGCCATAAGATGACTAAAACGCTTACCAGTACCGACAGCATCTGGAGCTTCACCACGTTCCGTTCCCAAAATTTTATTAGCTTCATCTAAACCCTTTCTAATTGATTTGAATATACGAGTATTTGCTACTTTAGCCATTACACCTTCAAAAGGAATACTATTTCTTTGGAGATATGCATGGAAGCCAAGAGCACCTACACCAATTGAACGCTCACGCTCAGCAGAATACTTTGCACGAGCAATATCATTTGGTGCATTATCAATAAAATACTGTAAAACATTATCTAACATTTCAGCTGTATCTTTGAGAAATAATGGGTCATCTTTCCATTCATCATAAGTCTCTAAATTTAAACTTGATAAACAACATACAGCAGTTCTCTGTTCATTTGTCGGTAATATAATTTCAGAACAAAGATTGGATTGATTAATTCTTAAACCTTTATCTTTCAACCATTGTGGCATTGCACGATTACTTGTATCAATATAATGAATGTATGGTTCTCCTGTGTGCATACGAATTTCTAAAAGTTGTTGCCACAGGTGTTTTGCTGAAACCACTTCTCTTACTTCTTTTGAAGCTGGATCAACTAATGACCAATCATCATTTGCTTCAGGATCCAACATACAATTTTCAATGAGTGTCATAAAGTCATCGGTGATATTTACACCGTGGTGAAGGTTTTGACAACGCTGATTTGGATCGCCTGTTGGTTTCCTCATTTCTAGGAAAGGAATAATATCAGGATGACTGATATTGAGGTAAGCAGCATACGAACCACGGCGTGTTCGTCCTTGGCGATAAGCCAACGATGAAGCATCATAAATTTTGAGGTGCGGCATGACACCTGTGGATTTATCGTCAGCAGAGCGGATACCGAAACCAATACCAACACCACCGCCGAGCATACTAAGCCAATTTGTTTCAGATAAATTATCAACTAATCCCTCCGCTGTATCTTCAATATAATTAAGAAAACATGATATAGGCAAACCACGCTTAGAGCGACCAAAAGAAAGAATGGGAGTGCTATAAGATAACCAATGCTTACTAGAATATTCATACAATCTTTGGGAATGTTCGATATTGCTTCCAAATGTTTTTGATACGAAAGCAAACCTTTGTTGAGGAGAAGCTTCATCTTCTCGCATATATGATTCTTGTAGTCTTTTAATTCCGAGTTCATCAAATAATTTATCTCTCTCTAAATCTATATTAATACCTAGGTATTCCATGTAATCGCCTTGTTGTTATTTTGTTGTAAATTCTTTAATCATTGGAAAAATTGGTTCAATTGCATCAGCACAAGCTAAAGCAATATCACGATGTTCCTTTTGTGTCTCTACTCCGCTTCGGAGTTGTATATAGTGTACCCACGACCTAAGAGTTCCATTCATATACAATCTAGAAACTGTTATTCCTTCTGGCAATACTGCTCTTGCCTGTTCTTTTGCAATACCGTTATTAATAGCCCATTGATAAGTCTTTGTAGCTTCTAATAAAAGTGATTGTTGAAATTTAATCCAAACTTCATTTAATTGTTCATCACCACTTTCAATGCTATTTTGTCTATTCTTTACATCTTGCAATCTTGCTTCTTTGAATTCAAAACCTAAATCAGCTACTGCATATCTCTGACTAAATTCCTGAAAACTAAAACTACGGTGCCTTAAAATCTGCCTGGCAATATCTCTAGTTGTTTCAATCTCTAAACATACATTGACCATTTCTAGTGGTGACCAATGTTTGTGTTTAATTAAGTAACGAACCAACTTTTCGGCTGACTCATCATTATTTTGATTCGCTGGGTTTGATACTCTTGCTGTAAATGCTATTTGTTCTAATAAATTCCGACCTTTAGGGTCTTGTGAATAATTTATCAATTCAACTCTCATATTATACTTTCTTCCAGTTCACAAATTCGGCCTTTGCTCTTAAATTCACAAAGGTATTTTTACTTATAATATCTTGGATTTCGTCAGGTGAGAACCCATCCAGCATCATATCATTAATGTCTTTAGATTCAATCATTTCTGGCCAAATCACTACATTAAAATGTTTTTCTATTGCTTCATCTATTTTTCTGACAATTTCTTTGTTACGGGGTTCATTATCAAACACCAAAACTACTTTGCTCTTGTCATATATAGATATAACGGATTCAAGGTTACTATCCGCAGTAGCCACAGCATTTTCTAGGAACATACTGTCAATAGGACCTTCCACAACATATATCAATTCATCCTCATTGATCCTATCGCAACCAAAGATTTTCTGATTATCTTCATCCATCTTTAGTGTAATATATCTTAATTTGGATTGTCCTAATGCCCTACCTTGAATAGCGATGAGATTTTTCTCTTTATCATAAAACGGTATAACCAAGCGTTTGTCGTCCTTGTGTAGACTCTCTTTTTCAATCCCCAAGGTTTCAACAAACTGTTTGAAAT